CGGTGAATTTGGTGTAGTCAGAATTAAAGGTGATAGTACTAATAGTATTGATGGAACACTAGAACTTAGGTGTTCATCAGACAGTCATGGCGTAAAAATTAAATCACCACCCCATAGTGCAGCACAAAACTATACATTGACTTTGCCATCCAGTATTGTAAATGGTGCTTTTTTAAAGACAGACTCTAATGGTAGTTTAAGTTTCGCAACCCCTACAGATACCAACACACAATTATCTAACGCAGAAGTTAGAACTGCTGTTGAAGCAGCATCTGACAGTAATGTGTTTACTGATGCAGATCACACTAAATTAAATGCAATAGAAGCTTCTGCTACAGCCGATCAAACTGCTAGTGAAATAAAAACTCTTTTACAATCTGACAAATTAACAGTTTCTGAAATAGCTGATGATGCAATAACGACTGATAAACTAGCTAACTCTATTAACACAGAAATAGCAGCCAATACAGCTAAAACATCTAATGCTACACATACAGGTGAAGTAACAGGATCAACTTCTTTAACTATTGCAGATGACGTAGTTGATGAAGCAAATTTAAAAGTAAGTAATACACCTACTAATGGTTATGTATTAACTGCTCAATCAGGTAATACTGGAGGTTTAACTTGGGCTGCTAGTATTGGAACAAGTAATAGTAGTAAACAAGAAACTACTTTTGGACATGAAGTCTTAGGAAATATAAGTAGTGGTGCTTTTTATAATACTGCTTTCGGATATAGAGCTTTATATACTGCTACGGGTGTTGAATATGCAACAGCAATAGGCGATCAAAGTCTCTATAACAATACAACAGGTAATGGTAATACAGCTTTAGGCAGAAGTAGTTTACTTAATGTAACTACTGGAATAAATAATGTAGGAATTGGATACCTAGCTGGAGACGCTCTTACAACAGGTTCTAATAATATTCTTATTGGTGCTAATGCAGCAGCATCTTCAGCTACTGTTACCAGTGAATTTACTATAGGTGCATCAGGTTTATCAAATTGTAAATTAAGGATTCCTAGTTGTGATAACTTTGAGATCAGCCATCAAGGTAGTATAGATCTTCCTGGCTGTATTGATGAAAACGTAGTAACTATAAGTGATGGTGCAAGTGTTGACTTAGATCCTGATGCTGGAATGGTTCAGCAATGGACGTTAGGTGCTAATAGAACAGCAACAGAAAGTTTAATTTCTGGACAATCAATGATGTTAATGGTTGATGATGGTACAGCTTATACCTTAACTTTCCCAACAATTACTTGGGTAGGAGGTTCTGCACCTACTTTAGCTACAAGTGGTTATACAGTTATAGAACTTTGGAAAACTGGTAGTACTTTATATGGTGCAAAAGTTGGAGATGTAGCGTAATGAGATCACATAAATTAAGAGCATCTTTAGCCAGTGCTTCTTCAGGAGGCGGTGGAGGCGGTAGTTATACTTCCGGCACTTTTTACCCGATGTTTGGTGTTAAATTATTTGCAATGACTAGTAATGAAAAGACAGATATAAGTTCTAGTCCACCAAACTCTTCTAAATGCGAACAGCCTCTTCAAAGAGCTTTGTCTTTTGATACTACAAATACTACTGAATTAGATGGTACAGAATCTACTTCTTCTATTCTTTCAATAATGGATACCAGTTATTACACTTGTAATTCAGATTTTGGAGCATCAGGACAAACTATAAGTGCTATAAAATTAGTACATTATGACAGCAGTGGAAACCTTGAAAATCAAGGAGAATTTGCTTTTAGTGGAACTTCGTTTAATATTTATGACCATGTCTGTAATGCAATACCTAGTGCTTTTAATACTACACCTACTCCTAATAGATTTGCACTACCCTCTAACGGTCAAATGGGTAATTTAACAAGTGCAAGTTTAGATGGTACTGCTATTACCCCTAGTGGTGATTACACTTTACAAAATCATGTAATAGTTAATTGTTCTACTTATAGTGGTACTTCTGGATCAAATAATGTAAGTTCTTGGAGTAATGATTCTGGTGATTATTGTTTTTTAGGAATAACTGATAATAATAATCATGCAAATAGTAGTGATAGTTTAGATACTGCTTTTGCTACTACTAAAGGATTAGCATTTGGTATATCAGATTCAGATGGCAGGGGTACAGTGTCAGGTACACAATATCCACCAAGAACTATAAGTTATGGAATTAATAGAAGACATAACTCGTATGCTGGTTTACATACAAACTGGACACAAAGAGATTACGTGGGTCATAGCGGGAATACAACGTCTGGCTATTTTATTGTTTACGGAAAGGTTAACTAATTATGAAAATTGAACTATACTACATAGTATTATGAGAATTGCTATCATTGACGGTTCTACTATTAAATCAATAGGAACCCATAAAGAATTATTTCCTAATACTGCTTTTCCTCCTACTGGAATTTCTAGTTCTTTTTTAACAGATAACAATGCTAAAGAAGTTGCTGACGTCTCTTACAATGTGGCAACACAAAAATTAAATGCTGTTACTCCATTTATAGATGGAGATTATGTAAAAGAATATGAAGCTGTTTCATTAACAACTGATGAAAAAACAGCTATAGACAATTCAGAATGGAAAGGAGTTAGAGCTTCTAGAGATAATAAATTACAACAATCTGATTGGACGCAAATAAGCGATTCTCCTTTAGATAACTCTAAAAAAACAGAATGGCAAACTTATAGACAATCACTTAGAGACATAACAACTCAAAGTGATCCTTTTAATATTACCTGGCCTACAGAGCCTTCATAACTATGGCTGAACGTACTACTGATGAAATTGCAACTATCTTCACTAATGCTGGAGACAGCGTAACTGTAATTAACACCCTTGCTGCTTTGTCTTCTCTTACAGATGAAAACAAGGAAGAAATCAAACGCAATGTAGAACACCTTGAAATTATCAAAGCTTTTAAAAAAGAAGATGGCACAACATCTATCTGGACATCCGAAGACTTTACAACACAGGATGCTGCTGTAACATTAGGCAAGACCAAATATTAACTTATGCCCAGAGTTACAACAGAAGAACTGCAACAGGAACTTTTAACGTTACAAAAGAACTTTGACGAAGCTGTACAGGTTCAAAAAAACTGTCAGAACAGAGCTATTGCTGTCAATGCAATCTTAGCTGATAGAGCAGAAGAAGAAGTAAAAAAAAAGTAAATTACAATGGTTGTCTAACAAAACAATGCCCAGTGTGCGGAACTACTTTCAATACAATGGAACAAAGACGTATCTATTGCAGTAATGCTTGTAAAACAAGATCATGCAGATCTAAAATTGCTAGTTAATTTTGTGCTGCATTTGCCTTGTCATTAATCCCATTGTGATATAAAGAGGTGCCAAAGCCAGTATTGCCATAAACGTTATAATAGTGACAGGCATTAACGCCTTTAAAAATGCTTCTTTAATCATATGCTAAATCGTGTTTGTCAAATTTTGAGTATCCTTTCATTCCTAATGGTAACTTCTGTTATTGGTGGAGGGTACTTTGGTTATAAGTATGTAACGTCAGAACAGTTTAAGAGCCGTTTGATGAAAGAGGTCATGTCAAATGTTTCTGGGCTTATGCCTAAAGTATTAGATCAAGGCTTACCAAAAATGACAGGCCCATCTGTAGGTATTCCTAAAGGCTTACCCAAACTATGAAATGCCTACAATTAAAGTTCCTGATATAAAGATACCAAAAGTAGAAATACCTCAAACACCTTTTATAAATGAACACGTTTTAACAGGAATAATACCAGGCTGTAATTTATATCATAGAGATTTACAAATAACAAAAAATCCTAGTATTTTATTTAACGACAGAAAAGCATTTGTAACTTGCCCAGAAGGTGAGATGCCTTCTTTTAGAGCAATAGAATACGATCCACAACAATTTATAAAAACAGTAGCTCCAAGGCAATCAGCACAACAACCCGAATATAAACCTGTTGTTATTTCACCAAAAAAAAAAGATAAAGAGCCTATAGAGATTCCACCTTGTCCTGATAAAAAAGATTTAAGAGTAGGAAGTTTTGTTAATGAAAAGCGTTTGGAACGTGTAAAAGGTCATAAAAGAGGGGAAGATGGGATTGAATGTATTACTTTGTATGAGGACGTACCGTTCAAGGACCAATACATACCGAATCCTCCACAGCTTGTTAGCACTGCTCTTATTGCTAGCGTTGCTGCCACTACTCCATTACTCCTTAATGTCGTAAAACCTTTAGTAAAAAATATAATAAAAAAACTTACAAAGAAAAAAGATAAAACTAATCAGTCTTAAGTTTATGAGTATGTGGGATAACTTGATTTGGAACGCTAGTTAATACAACATTTTTACAACTAACGGCATCTTCTCCTACATACTTAACACCAAGCTTTAATTGCTCAGCACATATCTTGAGACGATTAAGATTTACCTCTAGTTTTTTAGCATTAAGCATAAATTCTTGTGTTTTTCTGTGAGCTTGTGCAGCTTGTAAACACTCCTTGTTAAAGCTCTTACCTAACGGTATTTGAAAACTTGCAGTGATTCCATAATTTAAGTTATATACCGTCTGATCCAACCTTTCTTGTTCTGCCACATATAAAATGTTTCCAGGGTTAAGCAACTGACCTGTATTACTGTCTTTTGCAGTGTCATATATATTAGTTCTAGATGTTGTACTTCTTGGTAAGGAATAATTTTCTCCTTTAGTAACAAAGGGAGTAATGGCCAAAGTAGGAAGTTGACACTGTATTCCATTTGAAAATCTATGAGTTGGAAAGTTTCCATTTATAGTTTGATAACCATTATTAATAACCGTTCCAGATGACGATGCAGATGGGCTAGATATTGTATTAGAGGCATATAAAGGACTTGCAAACAGTAGTCCTATTGGGAAAAGATGCTTAATGATGTACTTTGCGTTTCTATAGTTTGGGTGCGATTTATTACGGAAACTGCATCTAGTCCTGGAGCTAGAAAATTTTCTACCAATGAAAAGTCTGAGCCTTCTACTGCGACAGTCCACTGAGGCTTGCTTGTTAATTCTGGTGTTACCCATTTAAAACTAACCGCCCCATTGCCTGTATTTTGACTTGTTGTATATGTCGCATCAGGTGAGATATATGAGTCTGTCTTAATATTATGGCCTTGAACACTGTAGCTGAAACCTGTCCTATAATTTTCAGTAACAATAGTTTCTTGGATCGTAGAAACGCTACGACTTGATGACTCCATTTGACCTGTTGTAAATCTAGGAGTGATTGATCCAGCATAGGCACTAGGTACTGCAAAGAACAAACACAAAAACCATTTCATTAATCTAGGTTAAGACTAATAGAAGTCTGCAATGTAGCTGTTGTACCAGCACCCATATCAGCTAAATTTACTGTTAAAGCTTGTCCACTATCCATTGTAAGAGCTACAGAACCAGGATCTCCTCCACTCGTTACTGTGTTTTTACCAAATAATGGCAAAGCAGTTACTACACCATTAGTTACTGTACTAGATAATAAACTTGGAACTGCATCCGCTTGTAAGTATGTTTCACTTACTGAAAACGCATCCCCAGTATTTACAATATTAAAGCTAGTGTCGTAGTCAATAGTTGGAACTCCGTTACTAATGCCAGCATCAGCTAAATCAAGAGAACCAATCTGTCCAGCCACAGTATTTGCTTTAGGGGTTACGTTTGTACCAGCTACACTAATAGATGCTGCAAGTCGCTCCGAAACAGAACTTGCACCTAATGTGCTAACTGACGCAACTGATTGAAGTGTGTGAGTAACATCAGCATAAACTGGTGTTGTTGCTGCAAGGAAAAGCAAAGGTAATAACTTTTTCATTTTTTAGGATCAACAATTTCCGCACCAATAATTTTAATTGGTGTTTCTATTCTAACTGTTTGGTAAGATCCTGACTGTGACGCTAGTAACGCTTCTACTTCTTTCTTGTTAAGTGGCTTTTCATCAGGTTTAAAAGTACCATCACCTCTTTTCTTAGCACCCTCTAAACCAAAACTGGCTAATGCACCTGTTAACAAACTTGCAGGAAAAGTTATATCTTTGGGTTCGTTACTGTAACCAGGAAGTGTAATGTAGTTGAGGGATACTATAAAACCACTCCAAGCGACAACACTAAGTCTGACGATTACAGATATAAAAGCTAGTTGTTCTTCCTTATCAGTAATGTTCTCCTTCAGTTTTTGAAGAGGTCCTTTTTTTTCTTTTTCGTCCATACACCTTTTTTCTGTCATAATAGGCATAAATAGAGGATTTGGAAAGTGATTGAACTAGCAGCAGCAGTTGGTGGG